ATTTTTGCCAAAGTGTCAAGCATTGATGGAGCCATACCAACAAGATCAGAAACTTTTCCATCTGTGTAGGTATTTGCAGCAGAAATTGCTTCTGTCTTTTTAGTGTCAGCATAGGACTCTGCATTTGCTTGTGCATTTGAAGCTGCTGTATCAGCATATCCCTCTGCATTAGATTGTGCGGTTGAAGCGGAACCAGATGGGTCATAGTTACCAGCTAATGAATCTGCATAAGATTTTGCAGCGTTTTCTGCGTTTGTTGCTGAACCAGCTGCATCATAATTTGTTGCTAAAGAGTCTGCGTATGATTTTGCAGAGTTTTCTGCGTTTGTTGCAGCTGTGTCAGCATATGATTGTGCTGCTGACTGTGCTCCTGCTGCAGCACCATTTGCATCATAATTAGATGCTAGGCTATCTGCATAAGACTTTGCTGCATTTTCAGCATTTCCTGATACTGTATCTGCATAATTTTCTGCTACTGTAAGTGCTGAATTAATTGCTGTTTGACGATTTGAGGCTTCTGTTGAAACTGCTGAATCTGCATAAGACTCTGAAGTTGAAAGAGCTGAATCTGTGTATGACTCTGCTGTTGATAATGCTGTTGCTATAGCTGAGTTACGATCTGATACCTCAGTGCTAATTGCAGAAGAAATTGCAGAGTTACGATTTGAAACTTCTGTTGAAATTGCTGAATCTGTATAAGACTCTGCTGCAGACTGGGCAGATGAAGCTGCACCATAAGCATCAAAAGTATTAGCATTTACTGTAAGTTTGCCTGAGCCATCAACATTAAATACTGCTGTGTCAACGGATTTAACAAGTGTAGCTCCGCCAACAAGATTGAGGATATACGAATCGCCTGCTGATTCTGTAAGGATATTATTGCCATTGATTGTACCTGTAGTACCTTCAACAACTAATCCATTTTTAATTCTAAAGTTTTTATCTACTGTTGCCATTGTTGGGTGTTACTCCTTGTTTTTATTTTATTTTTTTAAAGCAGTTCTATAAAATCTTACTGATACAGAACCTGAAACTGGTGTAATTGATAAATTAATTATACTTCCATTGTAATTAAAATCCAAATTTGCTAGGTCGTAATTGCCTGTGTAATTAGTCACTATATTGGATTCTGTTGCATAAGCATGAACGCCATCAAAAATTACTTTTACTGTTGAAGTATATATGTCTGAGTTTTTTGAAAATTTAAATTCATATTCTGCTGAAGCCCAAACACTAGTATCAATAGTATCTATTATTGTTGAGTTTTCTATACCGTAGACTTCTAAATCATTATTACCTTGAAGTCCTAAAACTTCTATTGTGTTCCCGCCTAAAGTTTGAACAGATGCCGCTAACGCTGTAATCTGTGCTTCTGCATTTGAAACTTTATAGTCAAGAGAATTTACATCCGTAGAACCATCAATACCAACTTTTGTTTCAAGAGCTTCTATTGCAGTATTTGCAATAATATGTTGTTCTGAATGTGATGGATTTGATAATGGATCTGTTGCATTTGGATTTGTTATTGAATCTATGTTGTTTGGAAAATTACTGGCCAATTATGCCACCGTCCGAATTTGAAAGATTTGATTGTGTAGGTTTAGTAAATACTGCACTTGAACCTCCACCATCTTCACCAATTATAACAGGTAATTCTTGTTGCACAAAACCACCATCAATATTTTTATTTAAAATTATTGGATCTTGAATATTAATTGTATGTACATCACCATCGTATGTATGTGTGTGTTCGTAAAATGGAACGGGATCATCAGATTTAACAATTGTTACCCATGTTATACCATTATAAATTTAATACTTTTATCTTGAGTATTAAAATAAATATCTCCTTCTATACCAGAAGATGGATCAGATGCTCTTGTTAAAAGATTTAATGGGGTTAACATTTTTCTTGACATCTGATCCTCCTCTAGTTTATTATATTATCCTACGATAATAATTTTGTATGCATTTGCATCTGGTGCATCTGTAAATCCAATTGTAACAGTATTATTGTCTTTAAACAAGACATCTGTTTCAACAAGATTGTACTCTGCATTATTTTCTCTTACCTGAACAGTTAAGTCACGTGTTCCAAGATTGTGGACTACATCGAACAATGTATTTGAAGCATCGCCAACTGTTGCTACAAACTTACGTGCGATTGCATAATAGTTTGAGCCATCATTTGTTAATGTCCAATCTTTGTTTGATTCAGACCAAATAATAGCTGTACTATTAGCTGTTCCACGATTTACAATAATTCCAGCATCTTGTGTTGGAGCACCAGTCCAATTAGTATTGAGTTTAATTGTATTATCTTCAATATTAATTTCTGTACGGTTTACTGCATTAAGTGTTCCAGTAACATTTAAGTTACCATCAATTGTTACATTGTTACCAAAATGTGCATCTTTTGTAGAACCATCTACATTTAATGCTATATTTCCGCTAGAGTCCTTAACGGTTAATCCACCATTGGTTCCGCCTCCGCCAACTGTTACATTAGAAGAGTTAATTTGAACTGCTGATGCATTAATGTTTAATTCATCACTTGAACCATTTTTAGAAACAATTGCATTTGTAACAAGGTTGTTATTAATAACAACATTTCCAGAATTTGGTGCCAAAATAAGATCTGAGCTATTAGTCTCAATTGTTCCATTTGAATCAATACGAATTTGATTGCTAAATGTTGTTTGACCATTATCTGGATCAATATTAATTCCGCCACCGTGTGATTCTAAGTGTAACCAGCCAGTTGCAGCAACAGTTAAGCTACCGTCTGATGGATGAGCAAGAATTGCACCATGGTTTGTACCATTCCAAAGCTCTACTTTGGTTGTATGAATTTCAACGTTAGTTGCATCAACAACGCCAGAATCAGCGTTTAATAATAGGTTACCATTTGTTGCATTAACTTGAAGGTTTCCGCTACTATTATCTATAGATCCAAAACGATTACCACTGGCATCAACAAGATGAATATATCCATCTGCCGCTGTAGCAGTTCCACCAATATTAAGACCTGTATTAATATTTACAGTGTCTGTAAGCGAAATTGTTGTTGTGTTGCTTATATCATTAACAGCAATTTGATTTTCTGTTCCTGATACGTTAAAGTGTGTTGCTAAAGTGATTATTCCTGTGGCTGGGTCTACTGTTGCATTACCCGTTACGTCACCTGTTAAGATAACTTGGGATGCTGCAGTTCCTCCTACAGAAAGGTCGTACCACTTAGTTCCTTGACTTGCATCTGCTCTAAATACACGAAGCTTGTGGGTCGTGTTGTCGTAGTAAATGCGACCTTCCTTATTGCCACTTTGCGGGGCAGAAGAAAGGTTTTGAATAACAGCATTTTGTAACTCGTTGTTATTCAGGTCAATATTAGTTAGATATAATCTAGCCATTTATATTTTACCTACCCTTTCGTTTTAACATCAAGAAAGATAAACTTTTCCTGATGTAACCCCGATAAATCGTAAAACGATTGTATTTTTATCGGGATAGGATATTTCTCCTTCTATAACTCTACCTGTACTATCAATACATGTAGCGTTGGGGTTATATCCAAGATTATGTTGTATATGCCATTCTCCATAAAGAACACCATTGTTTGTAAATTGTTGAACTTGATTTGTAGAAACTGAAATAACTACACCAAGCAAATCATGATTAAAACCTTCAAATAAAGATGCAGATGGCCAACCAGAGTTTGCTTTTGGACCATATACTATTTTTGTATTTGTGTCTACCCAAAGATCTCCAACACGTCCAACTAAATTTGATGGTTGTCCTGGACCTGTAAGGATAGATGTTCCTGGATCACCTTTTGCACCTGCAACAGATGATGCTGATTTAATAACAACTTTATCTGGTGCTGTAACTTTTACAACTTTAGTTGTTTGATAATATGCTTTTGCCATTATAAGTTACTCGCTTCTAATTCTAACCAGCCATTAAGTACTGTATCAGATGTGTCAACTATTTTAATTTGATAATAAGATTTTGGAAGCACAAAGTTTTTTGTTTGTTCTCCTGTAAAATTAACTGTAAAACTTGAACCTGTTCCATCTTGAACAGTAACTATTTGACCACCTTGTGTTGTAGCAGTAGCACAAATAATTGATCCTCCTGGCTTATCTGTTACCTCTGCAATAATTTGATATTCTGAAACGTCAATAGGGTTATCTAGGTTATCTAAATAGGTCAAATTTACAGACCATGCGTCACCTTGTATAATTTTAAAATTTGTATAAGCCATTTTGTCACCCCAGATTTATATCTAAATTATAACACCTTAAAGCTTGAAATCATAGAAAAACCCCTGCCACGTATTCGCCGTAGAAACAGGGGTTCTTAAACTAAATTATATCAGTTTTGACCAATATCTACAATTTCACATTCCCCAGATACACAAGCTAATGCTTGAGTTCCAGTTGTTGTGTCTTCTAGCTCATAAAGTGAAAGTGCTTCCCAATTAATAGTTTTTGGCATTTTTAAAACCATTTCTTCATATGCATCTTTATCAACTTCTTGGTATGGAGCTTGAACATAAGTATGTTCGGAATATGGCAAGAATGAAATTCCTGAAACTTCATCAAAATACTTATAAACCCATGCTCCAACTTCCATCCACTCGTCCTCTTTTACCGATACAGTAATAGATGGCTTATGCTCACACCAATGGCGTTGATATGTTAACCATACCTCAAGTTGTTGAATAGCAGTTAATTTATCTCTAGTAATTGCATGTTTTGGTGCTTTTACTGGAAATGAAAATATAGTTGTATCATTTGGCTTCATTACATCATCTTCTGCAGGAATACCTGAATCTTTAAGGAACTGAGTAATTGGATCTTTTTTATCCCCACGAACTGTACGAATATAGTAATCTGAATGCCAAGCATGCATTCCTGAAGACACCCCGACCAATTGGGACACTGTGCCCGAAGGCTTTACACAAGTAATTGCTGCTGAGGCGGGAATCCCAATTTTCTCTGCCTCTTCAATATTTGTTGCAAGAGCATACTCACGAAGTCTATCTAAAACATCTCCAAGTTTTGGCAAACCTTCTTGTCCAGAAAAGAACTTATGTCCAAATTGACCAGTAAGTGAGACTCCTAATAAACGCTCTTCTTCTGTGTTGTCTCTCCAAATCTTACGGATGTACTTAAAGTCTGTAAGTGTTGACTGCCATGTTCCAAGAATTGTTGCAAGGCGGACTTTATTAGCAACATCTTCAACTGTGTCTTTTTCACGAAGTACGACTTCTGAAAGATTGCAAAACTGGTAAGGACGTAAAATAATTTCTGAACAAGGGTTAGTTCCATAGTGAATATCTGCACTGCGTCTTCCATATTTTGCTGCTTGTGCTTGAGCTGCTGCCACATTATAGATACCTCTTTCACCCGACTTTGAATCATATAAAGATTTCCATTCTGCAATAAACTGAGCCATTTCTGGTTTGCGTGAATATGCAACAGAATTATTTGCTAAAGCACGTTGCGAATTTGATTCCCACCAATTACCAGCTTTTGCTGCTGCCATTTCAATATCATTAATATTTGAAAGAGAAATTAATGCTGAACGACGAACTCCTCCAACAACTACAATTTCTCCAACTTTACACATTATATCGTGGCACTCAATTGGTTTTAATTGACGACCAAGTGCTCCTTTAAATATTTGAATAGTAAAATCAAAAAGATTAATTAATGGTTGAGGACCAGAAGACCTACCCCCCATAGTTTTAAGTCTTGCACCTGATGGTCGAACTTTGCTAACATCAATTTGAGGAATTTGTCCAGCCCACAAAAGACCTAGCAATTCACGATATGCTTTTGCCCAACCTTCTTTTGAATCTCCTACAATAACAACTGTAGAAGACTTTTCAAGTGTTTCTGGAAGGGCGGGAAGTTTATTGATGTACTTATATTCAACAGAAAATCCAACACCAGTACCGCACATAAGTATATACATTGCTTCATCAAAAGATCTGGCATTATCTACTGGAATAAATGAACAATTATAGCCAGCAACATTCTCTCTTTCTAGTGCAGGTCCTGCAGTCATAACAGAACGCATAGATGGCATTACGTTACGATTATAAACGGCATCTTTTAATTCTGCAAGAAGTTTTTTATCTACAACATAATTATGTTTTTCTTTAAGATTGTTTTCCATAAAGTTAAAATAACGATCAACTGTTTCACCCCATGTTTCACGACGATTTTCATCTTCAAGCCATCTCGCATATCGAGATAAAGCAATAAAGTTTTCATATGGGTTTTCAATTGATTTTAACATTTTTTCTCCTAGTAATTTAATAGTACTTAAGTGTACCACATTAGATTTTTGAAAATCAAGAATTAAAGATTTTTGTATATTTCCTTTAATCTTTTGACTGCTGGCTCTGATACTTTTACCCAGTCATACTCTTCGTGTATTATAAATGCATTTTTATATGTTTCTTTTAATAAAGTCTCATATTCAACTACAGACTTTAACATTAAAGATTTTAAACTTGTTTTATCTGGCTTCATCATATCTCCTTGATGAACTTTAGGCCACGGAGATCTTTGAATAGAATAATCAATTTCATAATTTATATATTTTTTATAATCTGCCCATTCAGAAGTTGATATGACTGGCATACCAGACGCTAGTGCCTGCAACGGTTGAAAACCAAAACCTTCTCCCCACGAAGGATAAACAAATATATCACAAAGATCATATAGACCAACCATTTGATCGGGTGTTAATGGAGGATTAATCTCTAAAATATTTTTGTATTCAGCTGATGGTGAAGACATTGTATTATACTTACTATTCCATACCCTTGTAGTATTTATACCAGAGCATTTTAAAACTAATCTATAATCTTCATTTTTTCCAAATAGTTCCGTAAAGCAATCTACAACTAATTGAGCATCTTTTCTAGAAAATGGTTCACCAATATGTAAAAATGTAAATGGTTTATGTGCTTTTTCTCTAAGTTTTGGTTTCCACATTTCATTTATACCGTGCTTGTATACAAATATTTTTTTATCAGGAAATATTTTTTTATAAACTTCTGCAGTCCATGGAGATGTAGCCCAAAGCTCGTCTGCTTTATTTAAAGTTGCTTTTGCTTCTTTTGTCATGTCTGTGCTTTCCCAAGCAACATAACAAATTTTATAACTATTTGGATCAAAAAATCTAATGTTAGCTGGATCAGTAAAACATAATTCAATATCTGCTTTAGGTAATTCTATGCCAACATCTAAACCTAATTTTTTAAATGTTTCATAAATATTATATGATGCTTCACCATACCCTGCAGTTCTTTGTAATTGTTGAAATGCTATTCCTGTTAAAGATAATTTCACGCTTATTTTGCCATCCCGACTTGTTTTTACTAGTATATCATGATACGATTGTAGATACTACTCTTTACCCCAGGAGGTACATATGAATAATATGAACAAAGCAAGGATAAGAACAGTTTGGTTAACGATTGGTGTGAGCATTCTCACATTAATTTTTGGGATTGATTCTCAAGCCAACGCTCAAATAAAGGAAATGATAGTGTATAATAAAAATATATTATATATTAATAAATTTAATAATTTAGTTAATATAAAAGATATTATATATATAGATATAAATAATATTAAAAAGAATAAAGTTAAGCAACTTTATTTAATTAATGATCTTGTATCTAGAAACACTTTTTTAATGCCCGATTATAGCGTAAAGCTAAATTTAAAATCAAGAGTAGACAACAGGGTAATAATATCAAGAATAGCGAATGCAATTAAATCTCAGGAAACTGGTGGAATAAATGCATATTATCGTAATTCTTACTCAAGTGACGCATGTGGTGCATACCAATACATGCCTAGCACGTGGGACAATTTTATGGGCTACAAAAGTGCTTGCTTAGCCCCTACATGGGTACAGGATGAAAGAATGATTGATGAACTTAAGTATTCTTATTCAAAGTACCATAGTTGGACCAAAGCAGTAGCAGCACATCTAATGCCATCTAGGGCGGATAATCCAAAAACTTGGAACTTAAGAGTTCCTGGAAATCCAACAGTCCAAGAATATGTAAATTCTGTTTTCACCAAGGCGAATATAGCGATAGCATAATGCGAATTCAAGTCTTTTCAGAATACTACAATTTAGCACAGGCGGGGAAACTAAAATTCCCTGCCTGTCCTTATCATGAAGAAGATAAACCAGCAATTTTTGACCTTATTCATAAAATGGAAGATGATGAAAGAATAAGTCTTAACTGTAATGCTTGTGGGTACAAAACTTACCCTGGACTAGATTTTTATGATAAAATTATAAAAGAAATAATGGCCGTAAACAATGAGCCCGAAAAAACAGGAGACCCCCTTTAAATGGATTTTTTGCCCATAGTTGATGGCCGTAGTTGCGGAGATTGTACAAAGTGCTGTGAGGGCCATTTAAGGGCTGATATTAAGCTTCAGAATAATGCTGGTGAGGCATTTATGGGGATGAAGGATGATGAGACTTTATCTCCTTGTGCATTTGTTCAATTAGGCAAAGGTTGCGGGGCATATGAAAATCGCCCTGTAAATCCATGTCAAATATTTAAGTGCGATTGGCTTACAAACCCAGATATGCCAGAATCATTTAAGCCATCTCGATCAAATGCTATTTTTACCACTCGAACCGTAAACGGCATTCAATATATGAAGCTTATAGAGGCGGGTAGGAAATTAGATTCAGAAGTGCTATCATGGGCCGTAGAGTATATACTTATGAATGGATTAAACTTTTCATGGAGAGTCCAAAAAAATATATTCTGGATCGGATCAGAGGACTTTAATATTATGATGGATAAAGATTACCCTTTGCTTTCCACAACAGAGGCAAATGGCAAAGATACACATTGAAAGGGCTTATATTGAGTCCGAAAATGAGGAAGACAACAATTTAGCAATATTGCTCCATATAAAACGTGATGTGGAACACATATATGTTGGAAAAGTTGAGTTGGATGCTCCCATAAAATGGCTTCATGTAGAAAACGCCAAAAATGGAGATTTAATGGTTAATAATTCGGCGGGAATGGAAGCCAAAAAATGGGATTATCTTACAGAAGAGATTATAAGGGGTATAAATGGCAAATCTGAGTGAGATTCCAGATTATTATGATAGGCTAGAAGATGCTATTAGTAATATACGTGAGCTATTAGGAGCAATATTCATTCAAGAGCAACGTAATTATGATATGTTATGTATTATTGCAGATAAGCTAGGTGCAGATGCTAAGGGACTTAGCAAATTGCATGAGGAAGGACAAGTCCTTGCTCCCGCCCCTTCTTTTATATTTGAAGAAGATAGTGCTATCACTCCTAATGAAGGCGTTGTCAATTAAGTATATATGCTATAATTAATATATCATGAGTCCACATCATTTTTCTAAGCATCAATTTTCATTTGTAGGTAGAACACCTCAAAATGCATGGAATGACGCTAGAAAATATGCTAAAAAAGAAGAACGCCTACAAAAACTTTATAGAATCTTAGTCTTTGGATATTTGCTTAAACTTATTGTTGAGCGTAAAGTTAAAAATAAGAGCAAATTTAATTAATTTATGAAAATTGAAGAATATTCGGTTTTTTCTGATTTTTACGTTAATGAAAGAAAAAACCATCTTTTAAATGCCATCATTAGTAAATGGTCAAATAAATATGACATTGATATTTATGAGGATCAAAGAGATAATTCTAAATCTATAATTGCACTTATCTGTCAACACCCGTCAAAAATTGAAGTTTTAGGCCATGTAGATCTATTTCTTAATGAACATGATGTTTTAGTAGTTCCAGACACATTTAACGTTAAATCTGACACTGAAGAGTTTTTTGCATTAAAGTGGTTCTTTTATTCTGACAAAGTTTTATCAGAAGAAGAGCAAAATATGAATAAATATACTGTTTACGCTACACTATCAGATAAATATGCACTTAAAGTAAGAGCAAATAGTGAAGAAGAAGCTTATAAAAAAGCATATGATACTCATATTTCTAATTGGGAGCATTTAATTCTTAAACCAGAGCTTAAAGAATCAGTCAGGGTTCCTGATCCAGAGTGTTCTGACGCTCAAAGATGGTCTAAATGGGGAGATTTTTCAATTAATTTGGAAAATAGTTAAAATTCATGTTCATACTTGCCCTAATTGATGGTTTTACCTCATGTTTAACGCCACTTGGTATAAAAATCATATCTCCAGCCTCTAAAATGTATTCTCTTTCTCCATCTTGATCTTTTATTGACCAATGTGAAGACCCGAGGCACATCCATTGAAAATTATCACTGATATCATCATGATACAGAGTATCTGCACCATTGATTAAATTTGCAAAAATTAAATGATGACCATCTAAACGATCATAAATGTATCTTGTTGCATTTATAAAATCTTGAGCTTGCTCAATTTTTGTTCCTTCAACTGTATGTTCAATAATAATGTCAAATCTTTCTCCATAATGAATGTGATTATGAATATTAGATTTTTTTATTCCTTGAGCTGGTAAAACATCTTCGTAATCCCACGCAATATTAATTTCTTCTAAAATTTGATTCCAAGTTACATTATTTTCAAAAAAATTTTTAAAAACATATTCTTTTCTATTAAATTTGCATTCTGTAATTATTTTTTTTGCTTCTTCAAGATTGTATTTAATCATTGCAAACATTCTCCTTTTCAGTACAGCTAAAAATTAACCCCGCACGTAGATCTGTGTTGTTGTATACAGCATGAAATAGTTTTTTTGGTAAAAATAAAGCGTCACCAGGATTTAGGGTATATGCAACATCTTCGTTATCTAAACCTACCATCCATGTTGTAGAACCAATACACTGTATGTAAAGCCTATCCATAGGATCATTATGCTTTCCAGTAACGTTGTCTTTGCATAAATTAATTAAAGTAGCTACTCCGCCATCAATTCCACTTAAATCTTTGCAAATTTTTTGAAAAATTTTAGCTTCAGGTAAAAAATCTTCTGACGATCCAACACTTAACGTTCCAGAATCGTAAAATATAACTTGTCCCACCGAATTATCATAACCACTTAAATAATCTGTTTTTCTTAATGAAGAAAAAAAATGCTTAATAAAATCATTCCACTGTGGAAGATTTAAGTCTATCGGTTCAAGAATAACAGCTTGTCTTTCTTTTCTTGCTTTTTCTATTAAATCTTTATTCATTTTTATCCTTTACAAATGGGTCAATATTGCTTAATGCATTTTGTAAAAATGAAGTTCTTGACTGCATAATTTCAAAATGTTTTTCATCCAATGGTTTATCTTCTTTATATTTAAAAAAACATAATATCATATCAATAGAATCGTTTTCTGCAATTTCTATTTTTTCTCTCCAGTGCTGCTGTTGAGTTCCAGACAATATTATTGCTTCTCCCGCATTTAAATGATATGTTTTGTTTTCTACAACAATTCCCCATTTAAAGTTTTCTCCAATTTTTACATTGAATGTTATTCTTTGAGAATCTCTTGTATCATAATGTGGAAATAGCTGTGGCGTATATCCATTTTTAAATGAATAGTTTACCACCGAGTATTCCATGTCGTTTAAATCTAATTCTTCCGCTACAGATTCTTGAGCTTTTTCTTTTATCTTGTTTTTTATTGTATCGGATAGCACATCATGCCAAACTTTTTGTCCAGTGGCTTCTTGCACAAAACTAAAATTTTTTTCAGATAATGATTTATATATTAAATTTATATCATTTTGATCTATTACGGAGCTTACAACCTTTACTTCAAAATTTTCATTTGATATTGGGCTTTTAAGCTTTAGATCTTCATATTCTTTTATATAATCCATACCCCGCCCCATGTTCTATAACTCTATTATACTTTAAGCTCATGGCATACCATAATTGTGATGTACGTCACATATAAATTCAATTTGATCAAAATGTTAATGGATTTTTAATTTGTATGATACACATTTTGAAAGGGGATTCAAAAAAAAAGTAGTGAGCCCATAAACCATATCAAATCGGACATATCGGGCACAAATGACCAGTCACACTTAAAAATATTTTTTAATTTGTCCTATTTTGTCCGTTTTGCGACTTGATTTTT